TCTGACTACCGGTTCTATCCGCCTGATGCGAGCGGACTCTGTATCTCAGCCCAAAAGGATAAGTTAAATAATATGTCAACATCTGCTCCGCAAGGACAGATTTCTGAAGGGACAAAGACTTCATATGAAGACGCAATCGGCGGATTCACCAAGGCCATAACCAAGTTAACTGATTTGTGGGATTCTGGCTCTAAGATAAAGATAGAAGAGGGAACGGCCCCCGCTAAGGGTCAGGAGAAGACAGGTCAGAAGTATCCAAAGCGTGGTAACACCAAGCTTGGAGAAGAAGACGAGGAAGAGGACGAGGATGAAGACGACGATGAGGAAACCAAAGTTGAAGCAAGACGCATACTTATGCGTAAGATTGAGGCTCGTAAGCGCAGACTCGCTGCCGAGGCCAGACTTTTGAGAGCCGACGATGAGGACGCAACACAACAGCGCAAGCTGGATGAGTTGAAGGCCAAAATCGAGGAAGTAAAGAGAAAGGTTGAGGAGGCAAAGAGAAAGCGTGAGGAGACCCGCAAGATGGAGGCCGCCGCAGTAGGTAAGGCTTCCGTTGGTGCAGTAGCCGAAGAGAAGCCATCAGGGGGTATGTTCGCTCCACCTAACCTTGGCAACAGCCAGACGGCAAGTGGACGTGCAGAGCTTCCTAAATACTTCCAAGAGCTTCTAGGTGCTTCACACAACTTCCAGAAGAATGGGCAATTGTCAACTAGTTAAGTGATATCATAAATGTCATTTGCAGGTTCGTCAATTCCACCTCTCTACGAGGGAACACCTCTTAGGGCGGATAGCTGGATTCTTACCTTCACTCCTGTAGGTTCTATATCTGTAGGTAACGTTGTTACCCTCACTTCTGGAACTTCACAGGGCGTTCAAGCAACAACTGCTAACACTCAATTCCTACTTGGCGTGGCTCTCAACACTGGCGGTCTCGCTGGTGGTGCTCAGAACCTTTACGGCTCTCAGGGGCCAACCCCTATTGCTGTAATATGCCGAGGTATGGTTGATGTTGTGGCAGACGGTGCAGTAAACGCAGGAGATTTCCTCGTGCCATCTACAACTACAGGTCAGGTTCACGACATTGGAACTAACTCAGTATCCAACACCGGCCTTGTTCGCTGTATCGCCTTAACTGGCGGTTCAGGAGCAGGTGCCATCGTGCAGGCCCTTATAATCTAAGTGATTTAAATGGCTGAAACTCGTGAACAATTCCCATACACTACAACTGGTGCATTATTCTATCCTGCTCTTGCAAGTCGTATTGTAGAGCTTACGATGCCAGCATTGGCATTGAAGCCACTTCTACAGGACTTCTTCATCAGAGTAGGTTCTACTGCCGCTATACCAAAGCAGAACGGACAGAGAGCAACTGCTGTGGTTGGTAGACAGGCAGAAGGTGCCGAAATCATCATGGACTATACACCTTACACCACCATCACCGTAACACCATACAAGGTTGGAACTAGGGTTCGCTTGACTCGTGAACTTATCGAAGACCAGATAGACAACATAGTTGAAGACCAGCTCAGACGGGCTGCTCGTAGACTTGTGATGTCCATCGACCAAGATGTTGAGGCCGCATTCAACAATGCCGCAACTGCATCGTCTGGAACCTTCTCTGCAACTGGCAACTCCATCTTCTTAGATGGCTCTACCACCAGCAAGGTTGGAACCATTGGTATCAACGATATTACACAGGCAAAGCAAATCATACAGAACTTGGCTCTTGAACCAGACACACTGGTTCTTAACCCGGCTCATCACCAAGACCTTGCTAACCTTCCTCAACTGGCATCAGTCCTTCTTTATGGACAGCCAGTTTATGCAACTGGAACGGGTGTAATACCTAATCCAGCACCAACAATACAGGGTTTGAAGCAAGTGGTAACGCCTAACGTTCCTCTTTCTAAGGGAAGAGGTTACGTGTTGGCTGCTGCTGGCGCAAACGCTGCTGCCGCATATGCCCCTCTCGGATACTTTGTAACTAAGAGACCTATCGCTGTGGACGTATGGCCTCAACCAGTCTTTGACTCGGTTGATGTCGTTGTTACAGCAAGATACGCTCCGGTTATAACATACCCTGAGTCAATAGTCAAATTCTTGGGCCTAAGAACTTCTTAGGCTTAAGGACAGAAATCTATCCAAGCAATAGTGAAAGGAAAAACCAAAA